ATACCTAACAATTTAAACTCCTATAAATTTTATGAAGGAAGCAGCAAGACATGTGGTGGATGCCACTGCCTCCATCATAAAATTATATCATCTCTTAAACCAACTTGGAAGACCTAAATGTGGACGTTTGTCAAACATATTATCTTTAGACCCTGGAGTTTTTCTATTGTTATAATGAAGAAATACTTGAGCACAGTCTTTGCCTTTAAACTTTTCTCGCCAATGTTCTAATTCACAACCAGAATAGACTAACATATCCCCTGGTTTTAAATCTACTTTAATACCTTTTTTGCCAACTTCTCCTGATGGCTCTAAATAAATAGTCCAATCATCTCCCCCTAAATTCATAGTAGTAGATATTTCACAACTGAATCTATCTTTATGTCTTTTAAGAATATCACCTTTTTTATAAATTCTAGCAAAAGTATAAGCTGGATATAGTTTTAATCCCGTAGTCTTTTCCATAATAGGTTGACACTTCAGCATTAAAGTCTCCATTGCTATATCAGAATAGTTTGAGTAAGTATGTGGAATCTGACCATCTGCTCCTTCATACTCACCTAATAATGTTTCATAAGGAGATATAAATCTAGCATTACGACAGGTGTCTAATACTTGTCTTTTCATATGAAAGTAATTGTATAAAAACAAAGCTAAATCTTTATCTATTGCTTGTTTTATAACTACATATTTATTTTTTTTAAACGACATCTTTAGCCATCTCTTTCGGTACTGCTTGAATATTCCAATGTATAAATCTAAAAGGTTCTATTCCAAAATCTACACTAAACTCATGTTCTAAATATCCTGGAAATATAATTAAAGTTCCTGGTGTTGGTTTAAAATGAATAAGCTCACTACCAGCCAATACACCTTTTTGATCTTTCATTTTTAATTTAGTAGATCTAGCCCCGGTCCGTGGTTCGTGAAAAACGGGCATTGATGTTTTATCACTACACTTTAAAAAATAGAATCCAGATACGTGTTGATTCCAATGGACGTGTGCAGAATGATGTCCGCCTCCCTTTTTTGCAAACTCTTGTACCCACATCTCACTGAACATAGTTACATATTGTGACATATCAAAACCTTGATGATCTAAATATTCCCAAGACTTTTGACCAATGTAATCTCTAAAGTCTCTAAAATCGTTGTCCGCTGTAAGTGGAGTTGAATGATAACTTCTTCCAAAGTCTCCGAATTCTTTAATATGTTTTTTAGCTTCTGGAAAGTTTTTAGCATCTTTAATATATTTGTTAGTTGCTTTAGTTAAAGATTTTAAAAACTCTGGTTTTTGTTCAGACCAAATAGTTGTGTTAAAGTAATTATTTATATACATATTAATTTACGTCCTTTCTATATTTGTTTATATATTTTAACATTTCTTTTAGGCGATTTTCCACTACAGAAACATCTGTATTACACGTTAAACATAGAAGTCCTCTTACTTTTTTTGTTTTATGGTTATGATCAACACATAAAGTTCTAGTAAGATCTTTTTGATGTCTTTTACAAATAGCACATTTGCCTTTTTGTTTTTCAAACATTTGATTATATTGATCTAATGTAATTCCATATACATTTTTTAAAATAGCATTTTTTCTTTTTTCAGGATTTTCTTTGTTATAATTTTTTATTTTTTCATTAATTTTATCTTTATTTTTTTGGTAATATTCAGCATGGTTTTTCTGTTCTTTTTCTCTATGTTTTAAATATTGTTCTCTTCTATACTGCTTTTTCTGTTCTATTGTTTTAATCATATTATTTAAATGGATATCCTAGGTTCCACATTACCAATGAATATCTCGTTCCTTTCGTTACGGGTTTAACTCTATGCCATACAAATGATGGAAAGACAATAATACTTCCTTTAGGTAATATCTCTTTTGCTTGTTTTAAATGTTTAGCTTCTTCTCTCATATGCGGATCGTAGTTTCTAAAATCAAATTCTAGTTCACCACCTTGATATTCTGAACCATCTGTTAATTGACAAGTCATAGATAGTTTTCGAACTTTACCGTGTTCTGGAGTATTTGGTCTATCATAAACTTTATCAAAGGAATCACAATGCCAATCGTAAAATTGCTGGAGTTTATATTTTGTAAACTGACAAGATTCACTTCTATCCCAATCAAAATTCCAACCTGCAGCTTTATTAGCTTGATGAATGTAAGGGTGTAGTTCTTTATAAATCCACGTATCATTTAACCAAACTAAATCTGATTTTCTTTTTCTTTGCATATTTTTAATTTGGTCTTTAGTTAATTCTTTATCACCATAGCCACCTGTTCGTGCCATAGTTTCTGCTTGTGATAATCCATGTTTTATAATGTCATCACATATTTTTGGAGGTATAGCTGATTTAAAATACCAGTAATAATTAGATATATTCATAGGTAATAGTCTGTACAAAATTCAAACTATCCTTTTGATTATTTGTGATGTAATACATATTCGTTGATGGAAACATAATAAACATATTGTTTTCAAGTTTTATATCCCAACTTCTTCCTTTACGTCTATTATCTTCATAGTGTATTCGAACAAAACAATCTTTAACTTTAACACCGTAAAGCATAGTAAAGTCTGGAGAGTTACGTAGATCCACTGGATCAATATTTAATAAAGGAATTGTTGTCTCATTGGGTTTATAAATATTTCCCCACGTTGATTTGTTAACTAAATTAATGCTGTGTTCAAGACCAATAAAGTCTCTCATATATGTATTTAACATATCCCAAGTTCTTGAGAATGGAAATTCTTTATTGTTAAAAGTTGATTGTAAAATATCGTTAGTAAGTTTTTCTTGGTCTATTTCAAAACCTTTCGGCATATCAATATCACCGTAGAATAAACTCTGCTCTGTTAATATTTTTTTTTGCATACCACCACGTATTTTTATATTATGCTAAAGAGTCTGTCAAATCCCAAGTTGTATTAGCTTCGTTCCAGACGTAAGACCAGCTATGAGTAGCTGCTGTATTTTGTGAAGTTTGTTCAGCTGTAAGTTCTGGTGCATCACCGATAGGTGATTTCCAAGAAGCCGATGCATTATGTTTTACCCAAGATGCATGAGGTTTTTTAGGCCAGAAAATATTATCATCTTCGTCCCAAGTATAACCTATACCTGCGTAGTTTCCTCTAAAAGGTGTACCACCATTTCTGTGAGTTCCACCAGAAGTATTGTAAGATGTTTGAATCCACATCTGTGCTGGCCAGTTGTTGTGTGTTTCTAAATATTGTTGACCTACAGATTCATCCTCAACGCCGTCAGCGTTCAGCATATCGCCATTATTCAAAGTTAATACTTGAATAACTTTACTGTTAGATCCTAGTTTTGCAAAATGTGCCATAATTATTCTCCTATTATATATTAAATTTTAAAGTTAGTAAATACATCTTAATTTTGAAATTTGTATCTTATTATAACGATTCCTGAACCACCTGCTCCACCATTCCAATCTGTTACCGGATTACCTGGAGGTCCTTCAATAGAACCACCTCCACCACCACCTGTGTTTGTTGTACCATTTTCTCCAGCTCCATACGGTGGAGGACCAAACTGACCTCCATCTCCACCACCACCCGTTCCACCTTCTCCAGAATTTGTTCCCCACGTTGAAGGAGTATTTGTATATGAGCCTCCACCACCTCCACCACCTCTTGTGATTGCAGAACCTGTAATAGAAGATGCTAAACCATCTCCACCATCTGCTGCATTAGCAAAAGGACTTCCTGTTGTTCCGGCTGTGCCAGTTGCTCCTGCACCACCACCTCCTCCACCGATATATACTGATGCTCCTGGACTTTGGTTACCTGCTCCACCTGGATTTCCTTGAGATGGACTAACAGGAGGTGTATTACCATTTCTTGCTAAAAGTGAATTTGCACAGTTACCCGCTGAACCACCAGCACCTGAACCACCTGCTCCAAAAGATGTAGAAGCAACACAACTTGGTGCAGAAGTAGCGTGTCCTAATGAACCACCTCCACCTTGTGATGTAATAGTTGAAAATGTAGAGTTAACTCCATTAGACGCACTGGTACTTGTGCCTGCTGGTGCGGGAACTCCAGCACCACCTCCACCTACTGTAACTGTATAAGGTTGAACTGAAACTGGTAAAGCTGATGCACCTAAAGGTGATGGACCAGCGGAGTAACATCCGGATGCTGTTCCATTTGAAAATCTATAACCACCTGCTCCACCACCTCCGCCTGCTCTCATAGCAGCTCCTCCACCACCAGCTATTACTAAATAATCTACTGAATTTGATCCTGCTGCATTACCTGCACAAGATACACATAAAGCTCCTGGTCCTGTGAATGTATGAATTCTATAATCTCCAGAACAAGTAATTGTTCCACCTGTAGCTGTAACATATTGAGATGTTGGTGCTGTATCTTGTGTACCATTATCTGTTACTAACCAACCTTTTGTTGCATCTACATATACTAAAGTAACAGCTAGTCCTTCTACTTCTAAAGAAGCATCAACTGCTACTCCACCAATTTTATCTGAACCATTTCTAACTAATGTAACTGCATTTGTATCAAATGTATTTGCGTAATCTTTTATTGCAACTACATCACCTGCAGTACCTGCTGGTAAATTAACTGATATCGCTCCACCTGTTGTATTTACAAAATAACCTACTCCACTTACTGCTGTGAATCCTGTTGTTTTAACTGTTGTATCCCAAGACGCTGCACCGGTTGCGCCGAACCCTGCCGCCGTACCGCTGTTCGTGATAGTTGCACCAGCAGGAATTGTGAACGTATCTCCACTATCCCCTAATGTGACTGTACCACACGCTGTTCTTGGACTAATTTTATTTACTTTTACTTCACTCATAATATTTTCCTATTGAAACTTATATCTTATTACTACTATACCTGAACCGCCTGATCCACCAATTGTACCTCCACCATGAGAAGTAGTTCCACCACCACCACTACCACTATTAGCTGTTGCATTTCCACCATTTCCTGTGGGACTTCCATTTCCACCACCACCGGCACTTGGTGCTCCACCAGAAGGTGAAGGACTAGGTGGATCATTTGCTCCACCACCACCACCAGAATACTCTACTGAACTTGCCGTAATTGAAGTTGTTGCACCACCACCGCCATTTCCACCAGAAGAAGTAGTTCCATTAGCACCACTTGCTGTAGCTCCACCACCACCTGCTGCACCATAAGCTGGTCCTCCACTACCGGGACCACTTCCTCCGGAAAAACCTTGAGCTGGACTGACGGGAGGTGTATTTCCTGCTCCACCAGAAGTACCATTTCCACCACCACCACCTGATCCACCAGTTAAACCATTTCCACCACCTGCACCACCACCTCCACCACCTGTAGATGTTATAGTTGAAAAAATTGAATTTGAACCAGATATACCAATATTAGTTGGTACACTAATAGGATTACCACCTGCACTACCTCCACCAACTGTTACTGGATAAGTTTGAGCTGTAGCTGTAATAGCTGTAGTTACTAAAGGAGAAGCTGTATAAGGAGTAACTGTATTACATTTTCCTTCCCTAAATCCTCCAGCACCACCACCACCACCATTTGAATATCCACCACCACCACCACCGGCAGTTACTAAATAAGCTAGCTTATTCCTACTTGCTACAGTTGTTGAAGTTGCACAGACTGTAAAACTACCAGGTCCTGTAAAAGTATGAATTTTGCAATTACCACTTGTTGTAACTGCACCACCTGAACAACTTACTACTAAAAAAGGAACTATTCCTCTAACATTAGATGTTGAATCCATAGTATTAATCCAACCTTGTGTTGAATCAACATATACAAAAGTTACTGATTGACCCTCAACATTTAAAGTTGCATCATTAGCCACACTACCAATTTTATCTGTTCCATTAGGAGTAACTGTAATTGCATTAGTTTGCCAAGTTCCTGCATAATCTGCAAGTGAAACTATTGCTCCAGCAGAACCTGCTGGTAAATTAACTGTGAAAGCTCCACCACTTGTATTACAAAAATAACCTTCACCTGATACTGCAGTGAACGTTGCTGTCTTTGGAGTTGTTATCCAGTCCACTGTCCCCGTTCTACCAAAACCTGATTGTGATGCGCCACTTGCTAAATTAATTGTGTCACCACTTGCACCTAAAGTTATAGTTGCTCCA